CCACCACCATCAATATGTAAAACATTACCTTTCATGTTAAACTTGGCTTTAGGTACAAAACTCTGTACAAACTTTTTTATTTGTGGTAAACTTTTTATCGTTTTCTTTGGCATATAAACTGATAGTTTTTTGACTTTTTCTTCATTTTCAAGATATATGCCATAGCCATAACCTTTTGGCAATTGTAGTTTCTTCACATTATTTTCCTTTTTTTTCATTGGATATGGCATTTATACGACCTCCTTATTAAAAAGTTTCAAATTAGTTTAATTTAATTAAAAACAATACCAGTAAGCCCAACGTCACCAACGTGCATTGTAGCCAGAACAACGCCTTCATCACTTTAAAATCATTCATCATTTCTCCGTTTCAATTTTTTACTGTTTTTAAATACTTTAGTTCTAATTTTTTTTTATCTGCTAATAGGTGACATATTTTTATTTCTATATCTCTTATTTCTACCGATATATCGGATAATTCTTTAGATTTATTCATATTATTCGAAATAAAATCATCTAACCATTCTGGATTAGATGTTGATGTTTCTTTGACTTGTAATGGTGTGTCAATCTTCCCATACGGATGCATCATGTGTCGCCTGTACTTGACAACTTTTTTGCCGTTTAATATATCACTTATATACTTTCTGACTTCAATACAATCAAAAAACCACTCACCAAATGAGCAATATTTTTCTAATGCTGAATGAATTTTATGCTCATGTGTTTTGTCGCCCTTTACAAGACCGATAACAACCATGCCGTGAGGGTTGCCCGTTTCCATGCCTCGTTTTCTTTCCATAACATTGTTTGAAGTGTATCCAATTTTTATCTTGTCTAAAGATTGTATGAAGTATATCATTTTCCTTCTCTAACCCCTGTTTTCATTGTTTGTTTCATGGTTTTATTTCCCGTTTATAGATTCTCAAAATATCGGGAAAATATAATATTTTACCCGCTCCCAAGTCGATGCAATCATTAAACCAACTTTTTGCCTTAATTATATTACTTACCTTTTTTGTAATGGCAACCCGTTCCCTGAATGAATAGTTTTCCGTCATTTTATTTACTCCCTTTTGTCGTGTTCTTTTTCGCACTCTTCACAGCAAAAATGTTCATCATCTTTGCCAACTTTCCAACCTTTGTCATCAAGCTGATCAATTGCCACGACGTGATCATAATAGCCACTATTTCCGCTAAAACTGCGATAACGATATTCCATTTCTATTTCCATAGTATCACTACAATTATCACATTCAAATATAATGTTAGGGTCATGTGTCATTTTGTTTGCTCCCTTTGTTAAAATTGTTGGATGATGAATGATTCACTCCCAACGGGAATTACCTGCGTATGATTCTCAATTTCATCAATATCGTCGTATTCATTGCCATAATCCGCTTGAAATTCCTTTAGGCTGTCATACTCCGCATATTCACAGCAGAGAGCAATTACGTCCAATTCTACGTCTTCTTCATACTCTTCAAGGTATAGATACAGAGCCTGTAGTCCTTCATATGAAAATTGCTCTCCCCTATCCATGTTTTTAAATGCTCTCTCAAATTGGTACATGTCTATTGATTGTTTCATTTTGTTTGCTCCCTTTTATTTATTGTTTTCATTTAGCTTGAGAACGGCAAGATCAATCGCTTTTTGAGATTCGCCCGTAACAAGAATTTTACATTCCAAACCTTCATCTTGCATATACCCTTTTTCAATTTCTACATCTTTATAATCATAGTCACCAAATTCTACATACCAAGACCCTTCATATTTTGATAGTAACGTATAGTATTTTTTATCCATCTTAAAACTCCCGTTATTTATTGTTTTCATAACCCTTATAAGCACCAAACCCGAGAAAGTTCCCAAATAAATGAAAATAAATGAAAAAAACTTATTTGTGGGTGTGGCTGTGGGGACAGCAATTCACCTTTTAAAATTAAATCAGTAAACCATTTATGATAAGTGAGACTTATTCTCAATAACATATAGCCCCTAAATGCGTGATGTTTACCTACTTGCATACAATATAAGTCCTTGTTTTTGCTTTACTTACTTGCATACGTGAATATATACCCATATGCTTACTTACTTGCATACTTGCGTGCATATTACTTGCGTGCATACAAAAAAGAATATAAGGGTTTGATTTTACGAGCCTTATTTTCGATGGTTACTTGCGTGCATAATAAATAAGGATTCAATTAATTTTGGGCAAAAAAAAAGGGAGCCTTTCGGCTCCCAATTTTTATCTTTTTTATGCCGCTTCGTCGTATTCCAACTTTTCGCCGTTGTAGTATGGCATTAAAGTGAACGTTACGGACTTTCCGTTTTTTATCTGCCGTTCCTTCAGTTCTTCATCTTCAATCCATTCAATCCCATACACTACATCGTTTCCGCGTCCAGTATACCAAACCATTCTTTGTGAGCCATGATATAGTTGGGGGATGATTAATCTCCCGGTACTGGGTACAGACCAAGTCCCTAACAAAGCATTTCCATAGAACCTTTGATCTTTGGTTTTTGCTTTCATCTTTTTTTCCTTTTTAGGTTGTGGGGGCTGATTGCTCAGCCCCCTTTGTTATGAGCTATCTCTTATAAGCGGGATAGTCTTTACAGGATTCGCAAACTCCCGAGTTTTGTTCGTATCGAGTTGAAAGCGGTTCGCTGCATGAAGAGCAAGAAGTATACAACTCCGAACTTTTCTTTTTATCCTTCTTTTTATCTTTCTTCTTTGGAGAGTCAAGATAGTACGAGTTTGCGTTATAACTACCATAAACGTAATTATTAACACTATATTGGTATTTATAACAATAAGTATTGTTTGAATACCAGATATTCCCGTCCCACTTTCCAGAGGATTCATTGGAAATGAGATACTCTCCATGATTATTCAAAAAAACTAGTTTACTGGCTCCAATTGATTCTTCAATGAGTGAAGAGATTGCCGGATTTTTAATAAAACCCTTTGGCAAATTCTTCAAAACCAATTCATTAAACATGGATGTGTCGGAATGTTTAGCATCCGACTTGACCATGTCAATGATCCCGTTATGGATAAAACCGAGATTCTCGTTTATCTTGAATGGATGACAATTGTTTACATTGGTTTTCCCATGAGTTGTAATTCTAAAATGAATTGCAGACATAGGGTTTCCATTGCGAACAACGTTCTTAGAGTAGGATTTCCAGAAATCGCCAAAATTGAAGAATCCTTTGAAAAAATGAAGGACTCCATTCTTGGCGAACATGTAACCAGCTCCATCATCGTTATTGAAAAAACAGGTGTCTAGCCTACTCTTTTCAATCTTCTCACCTTTGGGCTTAAGTATAGCTATACACATGGTTCTAACTCCCTTTTATCGCTATTGAAAACCAGTTGAAGACCGGATGACGAGTGTTCCCTGTTCCATCTCTCCATAATTACCGGAAAGTTGGCATAGGGTTTTCGATCCGTTTCAGGTTTAGACAGGAAATAACAGAGATTTTCGTAATCATTGTAATTCCGTTGTAAGAATTCCAAATAACTACTTAAACCGCCATCTTTGTCGATTGTACTAATTGACGTAACGTCTACCCATTTAACCAGAGATCGAACAAACTCAAGATTTTTGCGGAACGTGTTAAAATTCAACGTTCCCCGGAAAATCCTAAATTCAATCGTATTTCTGTTCTGGAGATTTAGAGCCGTATATCTGTCTATTTCGTAGGTTGCTATCTCGTAATTTCTACAAGCTCTAATCAACGTCCTTTTTGAAGCGGGCTGGTCTAAACTTGCCCATTGCTCCAGTCTACCTTCCGATCTTTGACTAACATCTAGATTAAATTGGTAATTTTCTTCTCTATAAAGAAATAATGCCAGTTTATAGATATTAATCGGAGAGATGGCTCTTCTTGAAACGTGAACGTGAAAACCGCAATCTCTTGCCCAATGGGCATAAAGATTGTTTTCCTTGAGTTTATCGAATAACACTCGAAAAATCTCTTTCCCGTATCTCGTGAAATAATTCCATGAAAACGGATGTGAAACAATCTCGATTAATGCGGTTCCGTCACGTTTGGTGTAAAGCAACTTCTCTTTCGACGTCATACCCTTACCGATTAAGTTAATCAATGAAGCGATGCGGTTCCCCGTCCAAACAATCTCTCCACCATCGAAATGGTGATCGCATTCGATCTCTACTCCGTAGTGTTCATACCATCGTTTACGTTCAGACTGACCAGAAAGATAATGACCGCTATCCGTAACGAGTGGCGGTTTTCCCAGTCTGTTTGGTTGTATCCTGTGGAAGATTGTCTGAGGCTTATAATCACAACCTTCAATAACTGCGCTGTTGGTTCTACATGGTTCACAAATGCCGTCCGTTATATTTAGTTGCCGTCTCTCACAATAACCACAAATTTCCAATTCTTCATAACAATTACCACAAATTGGAACGTGCTTGTAACGAGTGTAAGCCGGTTCTGGCTCTCCACATTTATAACATTCCTGTATTGCGACCGGAATGTTAAAAATATCTGAAAGTGAGAGCTCTTTTAACTTGTTAAGATATGTCTTAATCATAACAACGTTTCCTTTTTTTTCGGTTAAGATTAATTACCATCGGTTAAGTCATCACCCTTTCAAATTCTCCACTCGGTATATGGTTAACCGATACGTTTTCCGTTGGGGTCTGCAATACTGCACCTGTGAGAGTTCCTTGAATAGTCGGATACCTTTACACTCACCCATTTAACTTTGTCTGCTCGGCTCCGGTATCTCACGCATCAATCGGATAGTTCACGACCGGCAGAAGTAATATGTTTGTTAGTGATACAATGATCCAGTCGTGGATTAGTTCCATATTAATTGATGATAATTGACGTGCTTTACGTGGGCATTGGTATGACTGACCTACTTGCCCTGTCTTTCCCACTCGAATCGCCAACTCAACCAAGTCGAATTCGTTTTTTCAATACGACTTACTCAACCCCAAAACCGATTGCCCCGGTACCCCGCAATATAACAAGAGGAACACGCATGCTGATTTTATTTTTTTGAAATTTTTTTGGAATATGAAGTACTGAAGTACACTTCTCCACCATTGGAGACGTATCAGCGTATTTGAAGTTTTCTTTAGGCGACGACGTACAGTGGGCTCTTTTGGAGAGCCCCTGTAGTCTATTTAAGTCCGGGTACTATTCTATATAGCTTATTTATATAGATAAGCTATATATATATATTTATATATATATTATATATAGCTATGCTATATTACTTATCTAATACTATACTACTATACTATACCCCCACTACTATTCTACTATTCTATATAGCTTAGCTATACTACGGTACTATTCTACTATTCTACTACTGCTAAGCTAATGCGCTGAGTTTTGATTTTTTTAAAAGTGTTTTTCATTTAAGTGGTTATCTGGTTAAATTGACTTGTGATGGTTGATGGTTGTTTTTATAGTACCCGGAAGGGGGGTCTTGTTCGCAAAAAGAATGAGATTGCGTTTGAATGGGTCGAGGGGGCACGGCGCCGCCCCGGAATTTTCGACCCTTATTGTCTTTTAAGAGCCCGGAGGGCGTTGGATGGGGACGCGTGCAGGCGCAGAGCGGGAGTGGTTCTTTGAAGTATAGTCGTAAGATAAAGGGTTGCGAGTATTCCATATACGGAGACGAGTCCGAATTCAGGAAGAGTCATCCAAAGGTTGATCTCAATGACGATTGGCGAGATGCGGAGACTGGCGATTGGATAAGGTCGGACGACGGTCAGGTGACTCGCGTCATAAAACGCGGGGTCATCCGCAATAATGGAAAGGAAGAGCCTTTCGTAAGGACTTTGTTCGGCATGGCTAACTGCCTGCGAACCAAGTTTTTGGGTGGCGAGCCCGCAAAGGACGTATGGCGTTTCGGCAAGGTCTCTTGGTACCAGAAAACCTTGACTGGCGGATTATCCGTAAAAAAGCGTATATTCGCAAAGTACGTCGCGTCCGGTTTGGAACCGCTTGCGGCGTACATGAAGGCATACCCCGACTGCAAAAGCGAGAATTACGCCAGTGGTAGGGTAAGCGTTTTGTTGAAAAGCGAAAAGGTAAGGAAATTGATAGACGAAGAATTGGACGTTCTGTTGAGCGATTCCGGCATTACGAAGTCCTATTTGCTGGAAGAGACCAAAAATATAATAGACAAGACGAACACTAGGGATTCGGACAAGCTGAGAGCCCTTGAGACCCTTATGAAGATATCCGGTCTCCTGAATATTGAGAAAAAGACGGAGTCTTTGGCTCTCATACAGGAGTTCACCGGTTTCAGTACCGAGAAGTTGGCTGCTTTCAAGGCTGGAGTGTTGCCGGAGCATGGGGAATCTACGGCTAATGGTAAGAAAAACTGACCTGCTGGTACCGATTAGACCCATTTCCAAGCATGAAACCCACCTGCTTGTAAGCGGTACCGCCAAATGTCCCGCATGCGATACTCGCCTTTCCGGCGAAGACGTTTTCGACAAACTACCGCTCTCGGACGATTTCAATGCCGTTACCGGCTGGATGTGCAACGAGTGCGACAGTATCTTCGATTTGGATGATAAGATGCTGTATATGGGTAAATTTGATCTCCATGATCAGGAAATGACGGAAGCCTAAAGGCTTTGGACAATTTTAATATAACTCCCAGCCCAAGCGACATGAAGGAGCGCGACGACGTTCTCTTGAACGCTTTCAACAATTTGATTTATTTCGGCAGGGCGTTCCTGCCCAGAGACTTCATGAACAAGTCGGATAGTGCCCCCTTTCACCACGATATGGCTGAAAAGATGATCGACATGAGACCCGGAGCTCGGATATGCAACATCATTCCGAGAGGGCACGGCAAGTCGGTCATGGCGAAAGCCGCCATCATGCACAAGCTTTGTTTCGCTGGGGAGGACAATCAGCATTTTGTGGCTTGGGTGTCCGAAGAACAGGGTCAGGCTATCGACCATTTGAAGTATATCCGCTCCCATTTTGAAAACAACAAGATGATAAAATACTATTTCGGGAATATGGACGGAGGATTGGCTGGAAAGCGTTGGACTGAGAAGGATATAGTGACCCCCAAGGGAGACCGCGTCATATCCAAGGGGACTTCCCAGCGTTTGAGGGGTCGAGCCGAGGTTGACGTGAGATACACCGGCATCGTCCTTGACGACTTCGAGTCCGAATTGAACACCAAGACCCCGGAGCGCAGGTCTGAAATCAAGAAATGGATCGTTTCAACGGTATATCCCGCACTTGAGGAGACCCCCGGCAACGAAGGCTGGATATGGCTTGCCGGAACCATCGTCCATTACGACTCTTTCCTGCAGATGGTGTACGACGGTTGGAAGAAAGCGAAGGAAGACAAGAGAAAATACCCTTGGGACGTGAACTTCTATCGCGCTTTCGAGGATGGAGAACCACTGCGGGAGCCGCAGTTCTCCAAGAAGAAGCTTGATTCCAAGAAACGGGAGTTCATAGAGGCGGGTCTGGTCAACAAGTTCGCTCAGGAATACATGAACGACGCTCGCGACGTAACCAATGCGGCGTTCAAGATAGACAGAATCCAGTATTATAACGGCAGGTTTGAGAAAAGAGGCAATATGCCGTTC